CGACAAAATCAAATGGGGGCAGGATCAGATGGGGGCCAGGGGGACCCAGATGCAGGGAGAGCTAAGTGAGTCTGGGCAGGAAGTCAGAAGGCTTATTGATGAACTCAGGCAGGGTAAAGATATGAAGCCAGAAGACTTAACATCCGGTCACCTGGACGATCAGTTCTTTGTCAAGGCATCACAGGATCTCGACGATCTCAACAGGAGCATTAATTTTATTGGCAACACAGCAGCTGATATAGAAAAATCACAGCACAGTCTCCGTAAACTTTTACAGGGACTCAACAAGGTTCAGAAGATTAAGAACCAGCAGATCACTAAATCCATCGGAACTGACTATGAGTTTCTACGAGAAGGAATCAACAGGTACTTTACTACTGCTGATGCAGCTGCCGTAAAGGATATCAGGAAGCCTTCCCTTGGTAGGGGCGGAACTACTTTTGATAAAATCTACAACATTACCACAAACCTCAACAAGACAAAACTGAGTGGAGACCTTTCCCCGTTCTTCTACCAGTTGCCACTCGCTGCCATGTTCAGGCCTATGAATACTATTGATCACTTTGGGAAGGTAGTATTGAGATCAAATATGCGAGCTGGCGATAAGTGGTTAAGGCAGGACTTTATTAATGCCAAGATAGAGGTATGGGATAAGTGGGTTGTTGATAACGCTGAAGCACTTGATGAGTTTACGAGATTCAGCGGTATACCCGTAGCAGGGGTTGCTGAAACCGAGTTCCAGGCAGGGTATATACCAGTAATCCTTCGTAAGTTTGGAAGCAAGGGCGCACTTGTCGGGGATAAATTTGAAGCAGCAAACGATGCAATGTACCGTATGCTAACCCGTATACAGGTTGACGCATACCAGGATCAGGTTACCCTGCTCAAGAAGGCGGGGTACTCTGATATGGATGCCAAGGTTGCTGCCGGTCAGGCAGCTCAGTGGATTGTTCCAAGGTTTGCAGGACAGGCATCAGTCCTTGGGCTGTCCCCATACAGGCAGAGCCTGGAGAGGATACCGTTTACATCCATATCTTTCGTGAGGCAGCCATTGGAGCTTACAAAAGAGGCTACCGTGGGAATGCTGAGGACGATGCGATATGGAGCGACAAACATAGGAGCGATGCACTCACCCGCAAGGTTTATGGATGGACTTAAAAAGGAACTGACACCGTCACAACTAACAGCAATGAAGTTTTCAATGAGTCTCGCGACTTCTATGGGAGCTTATTCCCTGATGTCTGGGTACTTCGAGGGCCAGTCAAAGGGCCTTGAGGGAGATGCCCTTATGGCATACGCGACGAGAAGGGCTGATCCGACAAGCCCAGACTTCTGGACCATAAATTTCCCTGGGGTTGGTCAGGTAAGGATTGGCGGACCGATGCGATCACTTGGTCGTGCTATGGCACCACAGGTTTTCAGGGTGGGAGACTCAAAGCCACTTGGCGATATCCCTGTTCCGTTTGGAGGCATTCCCAGGTTCTTTACCTCAAGGCTGTCCCCAACTGTACGTGCAGGGCAAGAGGGTCTGTCAGGTAAGGACTGGGTGGGGAATGATATCAACGCAGATAACGGACTTGCCGGACTTGTGAACTGGAGCCTGTGGAGCGTTGGTGCTTTTGCCCCGATATCCTTGACACAGGTTCCTGAATTTTTGAGAGCGGAAGGGGCAGCAGCGCTGCCTGATATTCCGCTGATTACTAAAGAGAGGGCTGAAGGAGCTCCTGAAAGATACGAGGACGTTAGTTGGGCAGACATGCCTCGAAATCTTTTCTCTGAGTTCCTTGGTGCTTCCGTCCACGAACCCGGGGCAAGATCAACCAGGGATATTGAGGCTATAGTATGGGCTCAGAAAAGGGGGCTTGATTTTGAAACCGATGATAATGGTCGGTTCAGCTTCTGGAGCCTGAATGAACGTGCACGGGCAGAGTTTACGAACGATGTTGAAGGTGGCGGAAAAGAACTTCACGAAAAAATTAAAGCTGAGGTTCAGAAACTGGCTGATGCTGGAGGGGGAAATTATAAACTACAGTTACGTCTGTACCAGATAGAGGATAACTACATGGATGCACTTGAGGACGTTGTTGCTCCCAAATTCAGAGAGGGAAACAAGGCAGATGCATACAGCAGTTTCAAGACCCTGAGAGATGCGTACTACAATGACAGGTCTCTTGTGTATAAGCAGATGGAAATGGATCCTGATGATGAGCCTGAAGACATCACATCGGCAGATCATTCCATGTGGGAATACCGGAAGCTCTTCGATAAGGCAACAGTCAAGGAAATAAACGGTAAGCCTGTTGACTACAACCGGTGGAGGTTCGACGGAGAGAAGTTCGGTCAGCTTACCTCGGAACTCAAGGAGAGGTGGAAGTCTGAAGGACAGACTGTCCAGGCCCCTGATGGAAGGGTAATGGATAAGTGGGACTATGTCAGGGATCAGCAGAACCTTATTGAAATGAAGTACCCGGAAGACGTAAAAACTATGACGCAGGACATGAGGGCCATAAGCGACAGCGGATGGTGGGATATACTGGACCCTGATAATGTTCAGCCGTTTATGGCTGCATATACCGGGGGAAGATACCTGGAGGAGATACGGGAATACCTCGAAGCTCCAGAGCCCCTCAGGGACGACCTGCTCAGAGGCGGACAGAAGATGAATGTGTATAAGTCCCTGGATAATATATACAAAGCAATCACTGATATAAATGTTCTCTCTGGAACTGGTGGCCCACTTGGTATACAAAGGATGAGATTCATACAGGAGAATCCTACTATCACAAATCTACTGTACGAGTATGGCTTTGAGTTCCCGGGTAAAACTCTTAAGCAAAGACAAGAACGTGTAAGTACATACGGTTATGGTTCCGTCGGACACCTTTCGACATCCCTGCCCTAATATCCAGTAGTTGCTATAATATAGTATTATCATAGAGGAGGTACAGGAAATGGTTATGGATAACGCGCCTGAAGAACAGGTACAGGGTGCTCCACAGCAAGAGGAAAACACTGGCATAACGGACCTGACGCCCGAGGTTGGGCTCCCACAGGAGGAGTCGTATGGCGGTGGTCAGGAACAACCCGTTGCACCACAGGACGCCCCTCAAGCCCCAGTACAGCAGGATCAGCAGCCACAGAAACAGCCGGAGCCATCAGAAGAGGCAGTACGGTCTGAAATGATGAGAAGGCAGTCTGAGATTGATGAGCTCAATCGCAGAAGGTCTGAGGAAGGACAACGGGCATGGCAGCAGGATGTTTCAAGGAGAGCCCAGGCATACCAGCAGCAACTGGAATCTAAGGGGTATCTGTCAGAACATGCCCGTGAACAGGCAGGTATGATGGTACGCCAGGAACAGCAGTCTATTCAGTCACAACAGCAGACACAAGAGGCAATGGGAACCATTGAAGGGAGACAGATGGCTACACTTCACTTCATGGAGCAGTATGGGCTCGCAGATAAAAACACCATTGACACCATAAAGATGCTGTACCAGACACAGAACCCTGACCAGATGGAACGTGAGGCATCAAGGCTTAAAACAGACAGGGCAAAAGATGCTGAACTCACTCAACTTAGGCAAGGACAAGTCCAACCGCAGGCTTTTGATAACAGCCAGGGGGCTGCGGAGGCTTCGACGAGCAGCGATAGGCTGATAAGTGCCTATCTAAACGGAGACCGTTCGGAGGCTGCTGTAAGGGCAGCGAGAAATCTAACATTCGGAGGATAAGACGATGCCACAGACAGCAACGACGGGCAATCTTGAGAGCGCCCAAAAAATAATCATCGCCACTGCGCGATACGTAGAGGAGCACAATGCTCCAGCCATGAACCTCATTGAGCAGTTCAACCTGCCAAAGGGGAACAAACAGGTGACCGTGCCAAAAGTAGGCCAGATGACCATAAGTGACCTTGCTGATGGTCATGATATCGTTGACGAGGAAGACATCGGGATGACCACTGTTGACCTCACCGCAAGTGAAGTCGGTGCGAAGATCATCCTGACAGACAAACTCGTCAGGCAGTCAGCTCAGAACGTATTCGCAATCATCGGAAGACAGCTCGGTGATGGCATGGCAAGGAAGAAAGACGGTGACGTACTGTCTCTCTACAGCGGTTTCAGTACCGACATTGGTGCAGCAGGCCGAAGCATGAGCCTTGCAAACGTATCTGCAACAGTAGCGTATGCCAAGGGCAAGAACTTCGGGAGCCAGGTATATATTGTTCAGCACCCATTTGCGGTGTGGGACATAGCAAATACTGCTGTTACTGCGTCTTCCACATACCCTGTTCCAAATGGATGGACTGAGGATCTCCTGGGGAACTTCTTTAGCGGATTACGCCCGATCAATGGTGTTCCGATCTTTGAAGATGGTAACATTACTATTGACAGCGCTGATGACGCTATCGGTGTATGCGCTGATAAGTCAGCACTTGCAGTTCTCAAGTCTGTTGATACCAGAACAGAGCGACAGAGGGATGCTTCTCTCCGTGCCACTGAAGTGATTATGACGGCTGATTACGGAGTGTTTGAACTCGATGACAGCAAGGGCGTTGCACTGACACTAGATGCAGCAACTCCAGCAACCGCGTAACAGGAGAAGGATATGGCAATAGGAACTAAGGAACGCACTGAATTGCGAGAGGAATTAGTAAATAAAGGTTACTCTTGGGAATATATAGATGAGTGGCAGCCAAAGGTCACGCTGTACAGACATCGTGATATGCTGTCACCGGATGGCTCAGTGGTGAGCCCTGCCGGAACTGCCTTGAAGAATATGCCCGGTAACCCGGACTACGTCAACAGGAAGTCGAGGCTAGGGCTCTTCACATGGAGACCAAGCGATACCTGCACATGCAGGTGGTGCAATGAGAAAAACCCTCAGGAGGCACCAGAGAAAGAACCTGAACAGGAAGTAGAGGAACCCACCTTCAGCGGAACTGCTACCGAGGTATTGACCCAGATGGGACAGACCAAGCAGAGCAGGCGCAAGATGGGACCTCACTTCCAGTC